AAAGGAAGGAAGGGGGGTTCCTTTGACCCGGGACGCGCGCACGGCCTTGAGCAACGCGGCGAAGTCGGCGAGGCTCATCGACACGACGGCGCCGTGCTCACGCTTCGTCTTGGTGACGAGCAGCGCGATGCCGCCGGCCTCGCAGTACTTCTCGCGGCACTCTTTCAGGGGCCCGTGATGCTTCCACGGGCTCGAGCGGTACTTGGCGTCGATCTTGAGCTCGGCGAAGTCGGGCACCTCGACGTCGACGCCCTTCTGGCTGAAATCGGCGCCGCGCAAGACGCGCTTGCCGCGCAAGGCCTCTGCGATGTCACGCTCGAGCTGCTTCCACGCTTGCGAGGTCATCTATCTATTCTCCACGATCTGAACGTCTTCGGAAGTTCCCAGGCGCGTCATTGTTGACGGCGCGCGCACGCGCTCGACGCTCGCGGTGTCGTCATGGGTGACACCACCGGTGTCGATGCCCGGCCAGTCGCGAAACTCGTGGAGGTCCGAGTTACGCAGCGCGACGAGCGCCTTTTTTTCGATCTGCCGCACCATCTCGCGCGTGACATTGACGAGCTCGCCGGCCTCTTCGAAGGTCACACCGCCACGCTGGGCGACGTCGAGGGCGCACGACTCGTCGAGCTCGTCGGGTTCTTTGATTGGGTAGTTGAACTTGAGCGAGCCGTTCGGCGTGACGTCGAGATAGAGGTGATGCTTGCACGACACCCATGGGCACGGCCGCGGTCCGCTCGCGCAGTCGCCGCGGGTCTGTGGTCGGCTAGGATCCGGCGGCGTCGGAACAATTGGGAGCGCGCCGAGACGCCGGCGCTCGCGCGTCATCGTACGCACCGAGATCGTTCTGTTCCGCCGACCCGTCATCATGACGCGAGCCTCGGCCGTTTGCGCAATAGCGGATTTCGTCGTCTGCATTTCGGGCAGTAGCGCGATGAGCTCAGCCGCACGTTCTCGCACCTGCATTCCCATTGGTCCCGCATCGCGATGCAGATCGGACAGCCGAAGGCGGGGACCATGTTATGCCCCCCCTTGGCGTGCTCTTGGGCGAGTGCCTGCATTAGCGGACACCTGCTTCACGCTTGAACATCTCGCCGATGCTCCCATGCGCACGCAGTACTGGCTCCATGCGCCGCCACTTCTCGGCGTCGGACACATCGGGCCACCGCGCCTCCATCCCGAGCGGAGCAAGAAGCGCATTGCCGAGCGCCTCGGCCATGCCGCACTTGAGAGCCAGGGCCGCAATCGCCGGCAGCCAGTCAAAGCGCGGGTAGTGGCGCTCGCGCTCATGCAATGCGTGTCCGAGCGCTTTATCGGACACGCCGATGACGTAGGCCGCTTCTTTGAGTGAGACGCGGCTGACGATTTCGTTCAAAACTTCGAGGATCTTGGCCCAAAATGCGCAAAAGCGGTCGGCATCGGGCCAGCACATTTCGACCGTCTGCGTGTCGCTAACGCCGCACGGCACGCAGTCGTCATCGCGTACATTTTGCTCACCTCGGGGGGACGAGGACGACATGCGATCAGCCTGCTTGTTTGGGGGTCTGTTGTTCGTCGATGAAGCGCGCCAAGAACGCGGCCGTAGATCTGCGCATCGAAGCGCCGGACTCCCAGTGACTCACCTGGGGCTGATCGATGTCGGCCCCGCGTCGGTCGGAAAGCGCCCTTGCGAGTTGCGCCTGCGACCAACCGCGCGCCTCTCGAAGGCTGCGCAGCCGATGGCCGATGTCTTTCAGCTCTTTTTCCACGCCGCCATTATGTGCCCTCACATACGCGCGACGCAATAGAAAATGTGATGTCACATATTGTTGAGTCAAATCAACTAGTTACTTCGCCATGTCCAATCACATATAGTGCGCCTGTGACGACCGAGGACCCCAAGACGCGTGAGCCAACACTTGTCGCCCGCAACGTGAAGCGTCTTCGCGATGCTAGGGGCTGGACGCAGGGCGAGCTATGCAGTGCTACCGGCGGAGCCATCACGCAGGGGCAGTTGTCACGGTTCGAGCGCGGAGAGGTCGGCGACATCGGCTCGGGTCGCCTGGCTGCGATCGCTCGCGCACTGGGCGTCAGCGTCACCGAGCTCCATGCGCCGGATGGCACAGAGCCCAACCCAAGCCTCGAGCGGTTTCTCCGTTCAGATCTCGCTTCGGACATTACAGACGAAGAGCGCGCAGCCCTCGCGCGAACAAGCTGGGACTCGACCGATGCGCCGCCGGCCGCCTGGTACCACCTACTGCAGGCGCTGCGCCTGGTGCGCGAGAAACGAAAATCTAGCTCGGAGGGATAAATGCTTCGGTCTGTAATGGCTCTAACGGTGCTCGCACTGGCGGCGTGCGGCGGAAATGACTCCAATTGCGACTTCGCGAAGCTTACGGGCACGTATCAAGCGCATTTCGACGAGAAGAGCGGCGATTGCGGTCCGCTCCCCGACATCAATGTTTTGATCGATCAGGGCAACCCGTCTGAGCCCGTCGGATGCACCGTCAACGACGCGCTCAAGGACGAGGCGGCGTGCACGGCCGATTACGACATCACGTGCACGAGTGGCGGAGTTGCGGCACACGAGGTGGCTCATTTCGATATCGCCTCGGACGGCAGCCATTTCAGCGGCAGCGAAACAGTCACCGCGACCGGCACGACGTCGTGCACGAGCACATACGATGTCACGTACACCAAGCAGTAACGCGCGCGATCGTTGCACTGAACAACTGAACAGTGATTTGATCAGACGCTCAGTGTAGAACCCGGGCATGTCGATAGAAGCTCGGAAGCCTATAAAAGTGTACGTAGTTCGCAAGTCTATCGGCAACGAACCTCCGGCATTCATCCCGCCGGATCTCGTTGTCGTCAGCGATCGCGAAAAAAATACGATCGCTGCTGCAACGCAAAAGCTCTGCAAATGCATGCAGGTCGACCGCGATCGCCTTCGCGAAATATGTGACATCACATTTCTTTGTTGACCGCGTGCGTATGTGATGGCACATATCACCCGTAGCCGCTCAGTGCGGCCGCGAGGTGGTTCATGTCGCAGGCTTCGATCGTCAAATGCCCCGTCCACGGCACCTGGTACGCCAAAGAGCTCGGCTGCGCCGCGTGTGGCCGCCACAAGCGCGCCCTCGACATCGCCGAGATGGCTGCGCAGCGCCGTGCGTTCCCCGCGACTGCGCATGAGCTGCTCGAGGGCGTCTTTCAGCGCGCCCTAGCGCGACCAATCGACAACGGACCCGCGGCGAGGGACGCGCATCCCGCCTGCGCCGCTGGAAAGGATCATGGGGCCAGTGAGGCCGCCGCGGGTTCGTTGTCGTTGGGGGCTGCGTGAACTTCTTCACCCGCAAGCCTCGCGCCGACGTCTACTTTGACGACCGTCTGCTATCGCGCACCGACGCTGCCGCCGTCGTGCTGCGCATCCTGATCCCATTGTCTCTTATCGCGGCCGCCATCGCGGCCGGGAAAGGTTGGATCCCATGAGTGCAGCAACAGATCTAGATCACGAGAATCCCGAGCAGCTCGTCGAAGCGTGGCGCGAGGCCAAGCGTCGCGAGCAGACCGCGGAAGCGGAACGCGTCCTTATTGGCAATAAGCTTGCCAGCATCCTCGGCGTTCCCGAGGAAGGAGCGAAGTCGCACACGGTCGGCAACTACAGCGTGACCGTCAAGCAGCCCATCAACCGCACGGTTGATTGGGCCGTCTTCGACGCCGCCAAAGCGGTCGCGCCCGAGGGCACGCACATGCCCGAGAAGGTCAAGCGCGAGCTCGACGAGACTGGCTTGAAATGGATCCGCGACAACCAACCCGAGCTGTACGCCGAGATCGCGAAAGCGGTCACCGCGAAGCCCGGCCGCATCGGCATCGAAGTAAAGGAGAAAGTGTAAGATGGCGTTCTCGCTCGCCCAGGTGAAGACGACGCGCCGCGATGTGCCGCCGCGCATCACGCTGCACGGTCCGCGCAAGATCGGCAAGACGACGTTCGGCAACTGCGCGCCAGCGCCGATCTTCATTCCGACCGAAGACGGTCAAGACCACGTCGACGCGCACGCGTTCCCGCTCTGCACGTCGTGGTCGGACGTCATGTCCGCCATCGCGTCGCTCTACGACGAGAAGCACGATTTCAAAACCGTCGTGCTCGACTCAGCCGATTGGGCCGAGCGCTTGTTGTTTCAGCACGTCGTCGCGGCCGCCGAGAACCCGAAGATCAAGAACATCGAAGACTTCGGGTACGGCAAGGGGTACGTTTTCGCGGCCGGCCATTTTGTCGAGCTGCTCGACGGGCTCAACGCGCTTCGCCTCGAGCGTGGCATGACGACCATCGTTATCTGTCACTCGGAGATCAAGCGCTTCGATGACCCGCTGTCGAACAGCTACGACCGCTACCAGATGAAGTTGCACAAGCAGACCGGCAAGCTTCTTGAGGAGTGGTCCGACGTCATCGGCTTCGCGCAGCTCGAGGCGTTCACGCGCACCGAGACGAAGAACGATTTCAAAAAGACGGAGCGCACGCTCGCGACGACGAGCGGGCGGCACGTGCTGCACCTCGCGCCGTCGCCGGCGTTCGATGCGGGCAATCGCTACGGCATGCCCGAGAAGATCGATCTGTCGTGGTCCGCGTTCGCGGACGCGCTGACTGCAGCTCGCAAGTAGTTCCAACCACAACCAAGGAGTGTCTGTTATGGCAAACTTAGAAGGATTCGACGCGTCACAGGTCGACCCAAAGGCTGATTTCGAGCCTATCCCAAAGAGTAAACAACCAGGCGTCATCGTCGGCTCGGTCTTCGAAAAAACCAAGGACGGCAACGGCGAGTTTTTGAAGCTCGAGCTCGAGCTCATCGACGGCCCGTTTCGCGGGCGCCGGCTCGTCGATCGACTGAACCTCAAAAACAAGAACGAGACGGCAGTGAAGATTGCGCAAGCGACGCTGTCGTCGATCTGCCGCGCGGTCAACGTGCTGCGCCCGAAGGATTCGGCCGAGCTCCATAACCGGCCGATGCTCATCGATATCGACCTCGAAGAGCGCAACGATAAGCCAGGCTCGTTCTCGAACCGCATCCGCAATTACGAGGCGCTCGGCAACAGCAACCCGGTAATAAGCGGCGGCGGTACGCAATCGCAGACGCAGTCGAGCAACACCGACGCATCTCTGCCCCCCTGGAGGCGCAAGAGCGCCTAAGGAGCCTATCGTGGTCGCACTGCCGAACCAGACTGTTGACGCTATCTACTCCGCCTACAAACGGAGTCACCAGCCTTGGATCCGCGCGCACATCGGCGGATCGGACATCGGGCGGCAGTGCGACCGCCGCATCTGGCTTGCCTTTCGGCAAGTCGCTGTCGAGTCGCACGACGGGCGTTTGCTGCGCTTGTTTCAGACTGGTCACCGCGAAGAGGCGCGCCTCATCGCCGACCTGCGCAACGCCGGCGTCGAGGTCTGGGACCGCGACGAGAACACCGGCAAGCAAATCGAGTACTCTGCGCTCGATGGCCACCTCGTCGTGCACCTCGACGGCGTCGCCATGGGGGTGCCCGAGGCGCCCGAGACGCCGCACCTGCTCGAGACCAAGACGAGCAACAAGAAGAACTTCGACAAGCTCGAAAAAGAAGGCGTCGAGAAGTCGAAGCCCGAGCACTACGCGCAAATGCAGTTGTGCATGGGCCTCGCGGGCCTCACGCGTGCGCTCTACCTCGTCGCGTGCAAAGACGACGAGCGGATCTACGCCGAGCGCGTCCACTTTAACGACAAGGTATTCCAAGCGTTGCTCTTGCGCGCGCAGCGCATCATCAAGAGCGAGAGCGCGCCGGCGCCGATCTCGGCCGATGCCTCGTTCTACGTTTGCAAGTTCTGTCCGCTGACTGCTGTCTGTCATGGCGAAGCGATGCCGGCAGTGAACTGCCGCACCTGCGTGCATTCGTCGCCGGGACCAAACGGCACCTGGACGTGCGCCCAGGGCAAAGAGATGAAGCCGGGCTGCGGCGATCACCTGTTCATCCCCGACCTGTTGCCATGGGCTGAGCCGATCGAGGGCGATCCGACCTGGATCCGCTATCGCGTCAAGCGCAACGGCCGCGAATTCATCAACGTAGCCGCGAGCGGATTTCCCGCAATCGACGCCCCGCACTACGAGTCGTCCGAGCTCGTCAACTGCTCGCAGGCGACCATCGGCAACGAAGCCGTCGAATCGGCGCGCAAGACGCTCGGCGGAACGGTCGTTAAAACGGACATCTACGGCAAGTCCCAGGATGTGCCTTTCTAATGAGCTTCGCCCTGCGCGACTATCAGCTCGAGAGCGTCGACGCGCTCATGAGCTACCTTGGGCGACCTGGGTGTAATCCGATCCTCGCACTGCCCACCGGCGCGGGGAAGTCGGTCATTCAGGCCGCGTTCATCAAGCGCGTGCTCGAGCGGTGGCCGACCGAGCGCTTCTTGCTCGCGACGCATTCGAAAGAGCTGCTCATTCAGAACGCCGACAAGATCGCCTCGATGCTGCCGGGCGTCGGCGTCGGCATGTTCTCGGCCGGCCTCGGACGCAAAGAGGTCGGCTATCAGATCACTGTCGCCGGCATTCAGAGTGCGCACAAGCACGCGCACCGCATGGGCGACATCTCGATCGTCATCATCGACGAGTGTCACCTCGTCTCGAAGACCGACGACACAATGTATCACCGGTTTCTCGACGGGCTGCGCAAGTTCTGCCCTGACGTGCGCATCATCGGCATGTCCGCTACGCCGTATCGCCTCGATAGCGGACCGCTCATCAAGGGACAAGCGCGCATCTTCACTGACATCGCGCACAGCGTGTCGATGAAGCACCTCATCGAGAACGGTCACCTCGCGCCGCTCGTCTCGGCGAAGACAACTGCCCGCGCCAACACCGTGGGTGTCCGCATGCAGGGCGGCGAGTTTGTTGCCGGCGAGCTCGAGCGCGCGGTGAACGTCGATGAGCTCACGAACAAAGCGCTCGACGAGACGATGAAGCTGTGCGCCGACCGCGCTTCGTGGATCGTGTTCTGCGTCGGCGTCGATCATGCGAACGCGGTCAACGCAGCGATTCAGGCGCGCGGCATTTCGTCGGCCGTCGTCGTCGGCGACACGATCCCGCTCGAGCGCGCGAAGCACCTCGCAGACTTCAAGGCCGGCCGCCTGCGCGCGCTTGTGAGCGTCGGCGTGCTCACCACCGGATTCGATGCCCCGAATGCGGACGCCTTGATCTGTCTGCGCCCGACGCAAAGCCCTGGCCTTTGGGTGCAGATGGTTGGCCGCGTCTCCCGCACGTGCCCCGGCAAAGCGGACGGACTGGTGCTCGACTTCACCGACAACACGCGCACGCACGGGCCTGTCGACATGATCGAGGTCGACGGCGACGGCAACCCGAAAACGAGTCCACTCATCGCCTGCGAGAAGTGCGGCGACGAGACGCCACGCAAAGACGCGACCTGCATGCACTGCGGTCACGTGCGCGGCAAGCCGTGCCCCGAGTGCGACGCGACGATCCCGATCGGCACCAACGAATGCGCGTGCGGCTTTGTTCTCGAGAGCGGCGCCAAGCGTAAGATCGAGCACGACACCAAAGCGGTTGGCGGCCAGCTCGTGAGCGGCGAAGACGCATCGGTGAACGAGGGTGTGAACGGCTGGACGCCTAAGCGCCACAGCAAAGACGGCAAGCCCGACTCTGTCGTCGTCGAATACGACACGGGCTATTTCACGGGCCCTCGGCGCGAGTGGCTGTGTTTCGAGCATGGCGGCTACGCTGCGCAAAAGGCGTCGATGTGGTGGATCCGCCACGGCGGACAGAGCCCGACGCCGGCGACGGTCACCGAGGCGATGACGCGTTGGCGCGAGCTGCGCATGCCCGACGAGCTCGTGATGCGTCGTGACGGCAAATACTGGGCGATCGCACGGTCGCTCTACAAACAGAAAGAGAGTGTGGCGTGACCCCCAAGAAGAAGAGCAGTGCGAAGCGCACCCCCAAGAAAACGCTGGCCGCAATTGCGGACAAGAAGACATATTACAAGGTCCTGCTCGACGGACAGTCATTTCATGGTGGCGCGTTCCAGTGGTCGCTGCCGAAAGACGGAGCGCCCGGTGACTGGCACCGCATCCCTGACGAGCAGCCGATCAAGCTCTGTGAGACCGGGTTTCACGTCACCGAGAGGCCCGAGACTTGGTACGCGTTCGGCGCCAAGGTCTATGAGGTTGAGGTCGACGGCGTCGGCGACACCGAAGATGATAGCGCGCAGCCGAAGACGGTCGTGCGCTCCTGCCGACTACTGCGCGAGATCAGCGACCATGCCGAGCTCGCCAAGCACCAGATCTTTTTGAGCGGCACGCACACCGTCAAAGCGGGCAAGGCGTGGGCGCTCGGCGAGAGCCGCGTCGAGGCGTGGGGGTCGAGCAGCGTCGAGGCGTGGGGGTCGAGCCGCGTCGAGGCGTGGGGGTCGAGCCGCGTCGTGGCGCGGGAGTCGAGCAGCGTCGTGGCGCGGGAGTCGAGCCGCGTCGTGGCGCGGGAGTCGAGCAGCGTCGTGGCGTGGGGGTCGAGCCGCGTCGTGGCGCGGGAGTCGAGCAGCGTCGAGGCGTGGGGG